CTCAGTGATTAAGTAATCAGTTATGGAGTCCTTGCCTATTGTCTTGATTTCCCTTATCTCTAAGGCTGTAGTACTGTTCTGTAACTTGCTGGCTTACATCATCCACAATTCCACCGCTGTTGTGTGGGCCAGTTTTTGCCTTTGGTTAATGTACATCACATTTCGCTACTTCTTGACTATCAAGATTACCATCCATCCCGCCGCAGTTGAGACTTTTGAATCTATGGTTCGCAAGTTTCAAGCAGAATCCATGTTTGCCGAGGAGGTAGGCACCCCATGCATTGGTGTGGGTACCCCTGATCAGGACCTGGCCAGCGATCCACAAAGAGAGGATACAAAGATTGTGAGATCATCGCGCAGAGTCAGTTACGCTGTCAGGGTTGCCCACGTTGCAAAGGCGCAAGTGGGGTTGCTGTCCAACACACGGGCAAATGAATTGGTTTACGGTAGACTGTGCAGGGAGGAGATGGTGAAACATGGTGTTCGACCTAGTCATGTAGCACATATGGTACCATTGGCAGTGGCGGCCTGTTTTATACCTTTGGATAGTGACTTTTTAGCTGCTTCCATTAGGCAAGGCGCTGGGATGAAGGAGAGGAGGGCCCTGTTGGGGCCTTCCTGGGAGAAATAGGGAGGCCTATTAGTCACAAGCGGATTTACCACACCTACATGGCGTGGTGATCCGAGGGGTATGCTTGTGACTAAAGGACCTCCCCTCGCGAAACCCCGTAAATTGTATCGTTTTACGGGGATGGGAACACACATACGATACGGAGTGCATGACCACTCCTTGGGCAATGTTCGGCGGGGTTTAGTTGAGAGATTGTATATGGTTGAGGTTGAAGGACACCTCTTACCTACTCCAAAGCCCACCCCCGGAGCGTACCACCAGTTATCCCGGTTTAGCCGGCTTCTTAGTACCCATCTTCCTAAGACCACCCGTTTGACACCTTCAGAATTTCTGGGGTTTTATTCGGGTCGCAAGTTAGAGAGGTATCAGAAGGCGGTTGAGTCGTTAGAGATGCATCCCGTAAGGGAGAAGGATGCCTGGCTTAGTACGTTCGTGAAGGCTGAAAAATTGAATATTACAGCCAAACCCGACCCAGCTCCACGGGTGATACAGCCTCGCGATGCGAGGTATAATGTGGAGGTGGGGCGCTACTTGCGCCATAGTGAGGAAATGTTGTTCAAGGCCAGTAATAAAACATTTGGTGGTCGGACCATTTTTAAGGGCCTCAGCTCTGATCAAGCTGGGGTGGAAATGCAACAACTTTGGGATTCTTTTGTTGACCCTGTGGGTATTGGAATGGATGCGTCTAGATTTGATCAGCATATTTCCAAAGATGCCCTTGAGTTTGAACATGCCATGTGGATTAGCATGTTTCCCATTGGGGAGCGTGCTGAGCTAAAACGACTTTTAAGTTGGCAAATTCAGAATCGTGGGTTGGCAAGGTGTCCGGACGGAGAAATCCGTTATAAAGTTGAGGGATGTAGAATGTCTGGTGATATGAACACCTCTAGCGGCAACTGCTTCATAATGTGTGCTACCGTCCATAATTGGTGTGAAAACATCAAGAAAGTCAAACATTTTAGGTTGGCTAATAATGGTGACGATTGCATGCTTGTGTTAGAACGCAAAGATGAGAGTAAAGTTCGTAGCGGGCTCATTGAGTACTATCAAACATTGGGATTCACCATGAAAGTGGAGAAGACCATTGATGTGTTAGAACATGTTGAGTTCTGTCAAACCAGGCCGGTCCTGGTCGGGGATGCTTACCGAATGGTTCGCAACCTCCACCAGGGTATGTCTAAAGATCTACATTCTCTACATGACCTTGGAAGTGGGGTAGCTCGTAATGCTTGGGTTACAGCTGTTGGTAAGGGTGGGCGTAGCATGAATGATGGGGTGCCCGTCTTGAAGGAGTTTTTCAAATCGTTCCCAGATTTTAATCTGGAATCGAGAGTCTCCTCTGACATGGACACAAAGTTGAGAGAGGAATGGAAGTACAAGTTCAATCGGACTAGTGCTTTCCAGGATCTCAAACCCACAGAAGATGCGCGGTACTCCTTTTGGCTAGCATTCGGGATTCTACCTGATGAACAACTTGCCCTGGAAAATGGCTTCTCCCCCTTGCGGATGGAGATCATTGATGAGCAGATCCAGGAGGAGACTAGTCTCCTCCAGTTTTCTGGGGCATGAAACCTCACCAGTTTCACCGTAAGATCGAGTCGTAATGGAAAAATACGAAAATAGTCGTGGGAATAAGCGAAGCCGTGATGTTAGTGAAGGTAAGCAGCAGGAGGGTGGCTACAAAGAAGTTAGCAAAGCTGCTGTGCGCAAAGAAGGTGATGTGAAGCAAGACATGGGACCATCGGTAT